ATGGCGGACGTGTGACATCACCGTTCGCTCTTTCTAGGATCCTTTGCTACTCCACATAGTGAGAGACAAACAACCCAAATGAAGGTAACCGTGGACGTTGAGGCTGATAGCCCATTCCTTAAGGCCCTTCAGAAGGCGTTTCCCGCCTTTGAGGTTGAATCACAGCAGGTCACACCGAATGACCATGCTAACGCTAGAGCATTTTCGCATCTGGCTACTAAACTGATTGAGCAAGAGGTTCCAACAGGCGTCACCATCCTGGACGTGGGTAGTGCACCCGCAAGGAGGTTGATGTCTGACCACACCTACCACTGCATCTGCCCCATGAAAAGTGCGGAAGACCCAGAGAGGCTGGCGAATTACGCTCGAAAGCTGGCGAAAGCATCGGGGACTGTGCTAGACAAGAATGTGTCCGGAAAGATAACGGACCTACAAGACGTCATGGCCACTCCAGACTTGGAATCCCCGACTTTTTGCCTGCATACTGACGAGACGTGCCGCACTAGGGCTGAGGTCGCCGTGTACCAGGACGTATACGCTGTGCACGCACCGACGTCACTGTACCACCAGGCCATCAAAGGTGTCAGGACGGCGTATTGGATTGGATTCGACACCACTCCATTCATGTTCGAGGCACTAGCGGGCGCGTACCCTGCGTACTCGACCAACTGGGCAGATGAGCAAGTGCTGCAGGCTCGTAACATCGGCCTGTGCGCGACAGGCCTCTCCGAGGGGCGTCGCGGCAAACTCTCCATCATGAGAAAGAAGTGCTTGCGACCGAGCGATAGAGTAATGTTTTCGGTCGGGTCCACCTTGTACACCGAGAGCCGAAAGCTGCTGCGCAGCTGGCATTTACCTTCCGTGTTTCACCTGAAGGGTAAGAACAGTTTTACCTGCAGGTGCGACACGGTGGTGTCATGCGAAGGTTACGTGGTAAAGAAGATCACCATAAGCCCGGGCATATATGGAAAAACAGTCGATTACGCAGTTACCCATCACGCAGAGGGTTTCCTGATGTGTAAGATCACTGATACAGTCAGAGGAGAAAGAGTCTCTTTCCCGGTCTGTACCTATGTGCCTGCAACCATATGCGACCAGATGACGGGTATACTTGCCACTGACGTGACACCAGAGGATGCCCAGAAGCTCCTGGTTGGATTGAACCAACGCATAGTGGTGAACGGTAGGACGCAAAGAAACACAAACACAATGAAAAACTACCTACTGCCAGTGGTAGCGCAAGCATTCAGTAAATGGGCACGAGAGGCACGCGCAGACATGGAGGACGAAAAACCCCTAGGCACCAGAGAACGCACGTTGACGTGTTGTTGCCTGTGGGCGTTTAAAAGCCACAAAATCCACACCATGTATAAGCGGCCTGAAACACAAACTATCGTCAAAGTGCCTTCCACTTTTGACTCCTTTGTGATACCGAGCCTGTGGTCATCCAGTCTTTCCATGGGTATCAGACAGAGGATCAAATTGCTACTCAGCGCAAGAATGGCCCAAGGCCTACCATACTCAGGAGACCGCACTGAAGCTCGCGCGGCAGAAGAAGAAGAGAAGGAGGTGCAGGAGGCTGAACTTACGAGGGCTGCGCTGCCACCGCTAGTGAGCGGCTCTTGTGCTGACGATATCGCCCAGGTGGATGTAGAGGAACTAACCTTCAGAGCCGGAGCCGGGGTTGTGGAAACACCCAGGAATGCCCTGAAGGTTACACCGCAAGCACACGACCATCTCATAGGCTCCTACTTGATCCTTTCCCCCCAAACGGTGTTGAAAAGCGAGAAGCTGGCACCCATCCACCCTCTTGCTGAGCAAGTCACGGTCATGACCCACTCTGGAAGATCCGGCAGATACCCAGTCGACAAGTACGACGGACGGGTATTGATCCCAACAGGAGCAGCCATCCCAGTGAGTGAGTTCCAGGCACTCAGCGAGAGCGCAACCATGGTGTACAATGAGAGGGAATTTATAAATCGCAAGCTACACCACATAGCGCTATACGGGCCAGCCTTGAATACCGACGAGGAAAGCTACGAAAAAGTGAGAGCTGAAAGGGCAGAGACAGAGTATGTGTTCGACGTGGACAAGAAGGCATGTATCAAGAAGGAGGAGGCATCAGGCCTTGTGTTAACAGGGGACCTAATCAATCCACCTTTCCACGAATTCGCATACGAAGGACTCAAGATCCGCCCAGCAGCCCCGTACCACACGACGATCATTGGTGTGTTTGGCGTTCCGGGTTCGGGCAAGTCGGCTATCATTAAGAACATGGTGACGACTCGCGATCTGGTGGCCAGTGGAAAGAAGGAGAACTGCCAAGAGATCATGAATGATGTAAAGAGGCAACGCGGGTTGGACGTAACCGCTAGGACCGTCGACTCAATCTTACTGAATGGGTGCAAGAAAGGCGTAGAAAACCTTTACGTCGATGAGGCGTTCGCGTGTCACTCGGGTACTTTGCTAGCGCTCATCGCGCTGGTGAGACCGTCAGGTAAGGTAGTACTGTGCGGCGACCCTAAGCAGTGTGGTTTCTTCAATTTGATGCAACTGAAGGTGCACTATAACCACAACATTTGTACAAGGGTGCTCCATAAGAGCATCTCCAGAAGATGCACTCTACCTGTTACGGCGATCGTGTCCACCTTGCACTACCAAGGGAAGATGAGAACGACGAACCGATGCAACACCCCCATTCAGATTGACACCACCGGTTCCTCCAAACCAGCCTCAGGAGATATCGTGTTAACGTGCTTCCGCGGCTGGGTGAAGCAACTGCAAATCGACTATCGTGGACACGAGGTGATGACCGCAGCTGCTTCCCAGGGTCTGACAAGGAAAGGCGTGTACGCCGTGAGACAGAAAGTGAACGAAAACCCACTGTACTCACCTCTGTCGGAGCACGTCAACGTGCTGTTGACCCGAACTGAAAACCGACTGGTGTGGAAGACACTGTCGGGTGACCCGTGGATAAAGGTGTTAACCAATGTTCCACGTGGGGATTTCAGTGCAACTCTGGAGGAATGGCATGAAGAACATGACGGTATCATGAGAGTGTTGAACGAGCGACCGGCGGAGGTTGATCCATTCCAAAACAAGGCTAAGGTGTGCTGGGCAAAATGTCTGGTGCAAGTTCTTGAGACGGCCGGAATACGTATGACGGCAGATGAATGGAACACCATCTTGGCTTTCAGAGAGGACAGAGCGTACTCACCAGAAGTCGCTCTCAACGAGATTTGCACTCGTTACTACGGCGTTGACCTAGACAGCGGCCTATTCTCAGCGCAGTCGGTTTCCCTCTTTTATGAGAACAACCACTGGGACAACAGGCCTGGAGGACGCATGTACGGGTTCAACCATGAAGTAGCCAGGAAATACGCAGCCAGGTTTCCATTTCTACGTGGCAACATGAACTCGGGGCTACAACTAAACGTCCCTGAGAGGAAGCTCCAGCCCTTTAGCGCTGAATGCAACATAGTCCCATCCAATCGTCGGTTACCGCATGCTCTGGTCACAAGTTATCAGCAGTGTCGTGGGGAGAGGGTAGAGTGGTTGCTGAAAAAGATTCCAGGTCACCAAATGTTACTTGTAAGTGAGTACAACCTGGTGATACCTCACAAAAGAGTCTTCTGGATTGCACCTCCGCGGGTGTCAGGCGCGGACCGCACGTACGACTTGGACCTAGGGTTACCTATGGATGCAGGCCGTTACGACCTGGTATTCGTCAACATCCATACTGAGTACCGGCAACACCACTACCAACAATGCGTCGACCATTCAATGCGCCTGCAGATGCTGGGAGGGGATTCACTACACCTGCTTAGACCAGGAGGCTCGCTGCTGATGAGAGCATATGGTTACGCAGACAGAGTCAGCGAGATGGTGGTGACAGCCCTGGCTAGGAAATTCTCGGCGTTCCGTGTCCTGAGACCGGCGTGTGTGACGAGCAACACAGAAGTGTTCCTGCTGTTTTCTAACTTTGATAACGGCAGAAGAGCGGTAACCTTGCACCAAGCTAACCAGAAACTTAGCTCAATGTATGCCTGCAACGGATTGCACACTGCTGGTTGTGCACCGTCATACAGGGTCCGCCGCGCAGATATATCAGGACACAGTGAGGAAGCGGTCGTAAATGCTGCCAATGCCAAAGGTACCGTGAGCGACGGAGTGTGCAGGGCGGTCGCTAAGAAGTGGCCATCATCTTTCAAAGGGGCTGCAACTCCAGTCGGCACAGCCAAAATGATCCGCGCAGATGGCATGACCGTAATCCACGCAGTGGGACCAAACTTCTCCACCGTAACAGAAGCCGAAGGGGACAGAGAGCTAGCGGCCGCGTATCGAGCTGTGGCTAGCATAATTAGTACCAACAACATAAAGAGCGTCGCAGTACCGCTGCTGTCCACAGGCACCTTTTCCGGCGGTAAGGACAGAGTGATGCAGTCCTTGAACCACTTATTCACGGCACTGGACGCAACCGATGCAGACGTGGTTATCTACTGCAGAGATAAAAACTGGGAAAAGAAGATTCAGGAAGCCATCGACAGGCGGACGGCAATCGAGCTCGTATCTGAAGACGTGACCTTGGAAACCGATCTGGTTAGGGTACACCCGGACAGTTGCTTAGTCGGCAGAAATGGTTACAGTGCAACTGACGGTAAACTGTACTCCTACCTTGAGGGCACGAGGTTCCACCAGACGGCGGTCGACATGGCTGAAATATCAACTTTATGGCCAAGACTCCAAGATGCTAACGAGCAGATCTGCCTGTACGCCCTAGGGGAGACGATGGACAGCATACGCACTAAATGCCCAGTAGAGGACGCCGATTCGTCTACGCCGCCGAAAACGGTACCGTGTCTATGTCGGTACGCGATGACCGCGGAGCGGGTTGCCAGACTTAGGATGAATAACACCAAAAACATCATCGTGTGCTCCTCCTTTCCATTACCGAAGTACAGGATAGAAGGCGTGCAGAAGGTGAAGTGTGACCGAGTGCTAATTTTTGACCAGACCGTCCCGTCACTAGTAAGTCCCAGAAAGTACATACAGCAGCCGCCGGAACAGCTGGATAATGTGAGCCTGACTTCTACGACGTCGACGGGATCCGCATGGTCATTTCCGTCGGAAACGACCTACGAAACCATGGAAGTCGTAGCCGAGGTACACACCGAACCTCCAATCCCTCCGCCTCGCCGACGTAGAGCAGCCGTCGCCCAACTTAGACAGGATCTGGAAGTCACCGAGGAGATCGAGCCGTACGTGACACAGCAAGCAGAGATCATGGTCATGGAGAGGGTCGCGACGACAGACATACGCGCTATCCCAGTCCCGGCACGGCGGGCCATTACAATGCCAGTCCCAGCCCCCAGGGTTCGTAAGGTCGCTACTGAACCTCCATTAGAACCGGAAGCTCCTATCCCGGCACCAAGAAAGAGAAGAACCACTAGCACCTCACCTCCGCATAACCCCGAGGATTTCGTTCCCAGGGTACCTGTTGAGTTACCGTGGGAGCCGGAAGACCTAGACATCCAATTCGGTGACTTGGAGCCACGCCGCCGGAACACCAGGGACCGAGATGTCAGCACAGGAATACAGTTCGGTGACATCGACTTTAACCAGTCCTGACTAGGCAGGGCTGGCGCGTATATCTTTTCGTCTGACACTGGCCCGGGTCACCTACAACAGAAGTCCGTAAGGCAACATGAATTGCCATGCGAGACTCTGTACGCCCATGAAGACGAACGCATATACCCGCCGGCATTTGACGGAGAGAAAGAAAAGGTACTCCAGGCAAAGATGCAGATGGCCCCGACAGAAGCGAATAAGAGCAGGTACCAGTCGAGGAAAGTAGAGAACATGAAGGCATTAATTGTAGAAAGACTACGCGAAGGAGCAAAGTTGTACCTCCATGAGCAAACCGACAAAGTACCCACGTACACCAGCAAGTACCCTAGACCTGTGTACTCACCATCGGTGGATGACAGCCTGAGCGATCCGGAAGTGGCTGTGGCCGCCTGTAACTCTTTCTTAGAGGAGAATTATCCGACCGTGGCGAACTACCAGATAACCGATGAGTATGACGCTTATCTGGACTTGGTCGACGGCTCTGAAAGCTGCCTCGACAGAGCTACGTTCTGCCCGGCCAAACTAAGATGTTACCCTAAGCACCACGCATACCACCAACCACAAATCAGGAGCGCAGTACCTTCCCCTTTTCAAAACACGTTACAAAACGTGCTAGCCGCGGCCACTAAAAGAAATTGCAACGTCACCCAAATGAGAGAATTACCAACCATGGACTCTGCGGTGTTCAACGTAGAAAGCTTCAAAAAATACGCATGTACCGGCGAATATTGGCAAGAATTTAAAGACAATCCTATACGGATCACCACCGAAAACATAACGACGTACGTGGCTAAACTCAAGGGTCCAAAGGCTGCTGCCCTTTTTGCCAAGACGCATAACCTGGTGCCGCTTCAGGAGGTGCCAATGGACCGCTTCGTGATGGATATGAAGAGAGATGTGAAAGTTACACCAGGCACCAAGCATACCGAAGAAAGGCCAAAAGTGCAAGTAATTCAAGCGGCGGAACCACTGGCCACGGCATATTTATGCGGAATCCACAGAGAGTTAGTCAGGCGGCTAAAAGCCGTTCTGACCCCGAACATTCATACTCTGTTTGACATGTCGGCGGAGGACTTTGATGCCATCATAGCGGCACATTTCCAACCGGGAGATGCTGTACTGGAGACAGATATCGCATCCTTCGACAAGAGCCAAGACGACTCCTTAGCGCTAACGGCGCTGATGCTTCTGGAAGACCTCGGGGTCGACCAAGAACTGCTGGACCTTATCGAAGCTGCGTTTGGTGAGATCACGAGTGTGCATCTACCTACCGGTACAAGATTTAAATTCGGTGCTATGATGAAGTCAGGAATGTTTCTTACACTCTTCATCAACACGCTGCTGAACATTGTCATAGCGTGCCGCGTCTTACGCGACAAATTATCGTCCTCGGCGTGCGCCGCCTTCATAGGTGATGACAACATAGTGCACGGCGTGAGGTCAGACCCGCTAATGGCAGAAAGGTGCGCGAGTTGGGTCAACATGGAAGTAAAGATCATCGATGCCACAATGTGTGAGAAACCACCGTACTTTTGTGGAGGATTCATCCTGTACGACAGTGTCGCCGGTACAGCGTGTAGGGTTGCAGACCCGTTAAAGAGGCTGTTCAAACTCGGGAAACCGCTCCCGGCGGACGACAACCAGGATGAAGACAGAAGAAGGGCACTAAAAGATGAAACAGTTAAGTGGTCCCGCATAGGATTGAGAGAAGAATTAGACGTGGCATTGAGCTCAAGATACCAAGTCAGCGGCGTCGGAAACATCACTAGAGCGATGTCCACGCTGTCTAAGAGTTTGAAGTCTTTTAGGAAAATAAGAGGTCCCATCATACATCTGTACGGCGGTCCTAAATAGATGCAGGATTACACTACATCTAAAGACCACGTATTACAGACACCATGAATTACATTCCAACTCAAACCTTTTACGGACGCCGTTGGCGACCACGCCCGGCGTACCGTCCATGGCGGGTGCCGATGCAGCCGGCCCCACCCATGGTGATTCCTGAGCTGCAAACTCCGATCGTCCAGGCCCAACAGATGCAGCAGCTAATCAGTGCAGTTTCTGCCCTGACGACCAAGCAAAATGGCAAAGCACCGAAGAAGCCGAAGAAAAAGCCGCAAAAAGCGAAGGCTAAGAAAAACGAACAGCAAAAGAAGAACGAGAACAAGAAACCACCGCCTAAGCAGAAGAATCCGGCTAAGAAGAAGAAACCAGGAAAAAGGGAACGCATGTGCATGAAGATAGAGAATGATTGCATCTTCGAGGTCAAGCTTGACGGTAAGGTCACGGGATACGCCTGCCTAGTCGGGGATAAAGTGATGAAGCCGGCACACGTCAAAGGTGTGATCGACAACCCCGACCTAGCGAAGCTTACCTACAAGAAATCGAGCAAGTATGACCTGGAGTGCGCCCAGATACCAGTGCACATGAAGTCAGATGCTTCAAAGTACACCCATGAAAAACCAGAAGGGCACTACAATTGGCATCACGGTGCAGTGCAGTACAGCGGTGGCAGGTTCACAATCCCGACAGGCGCAGGTAAACCAGGAGACAGCGGCCGGCCGATCTTCGACAACAAAGGACGCGTGGTGGCCATTGTCCTGGGAGGGGCCAACGAAGGAGCCAGGACTGCCCTATCCGTCGTGACCTGGACCAAAGACATGGTCACACGGTACACCCCAGAAGGAACAGAAGAATGGTCCGCCGCCTTGATGATGTGCGTCTTAGCCAACGTTACATTCCCATGCTCAGAGCCCGCGTGTGCACCCTGTTGCTATGAAAAACAACCAGAACAGACACTGAGGATGTTAGAGGACAACGTGGACCGCCCGGGCTACTACGACCTGCTCGAGGCCACGATGACGTGTAACAATAGTGCACGCCACCGTCGCAGTGTGACGAAACACTTCAACGTCTACAAGGCCACGAAACCGTATCTAGCGTATTGCGCGGACTGCGGAGACGGGCAGTTCTGTTACAGCCCGGTGGCTATAGAAAAAATTAGGGATGAGGCTTCCGATGGCATGATAAAAATCCAGGTCGCAGCGCAAATTGGCATCAACAAAGGAGGAACACACGAACACAACAAAATCAGGTACATCGCCGGGCATGACATGAAAGAGGCAAACCGGGACTCTTTACAAGTGCATACTTCCGGTGTGTGCGCTATTCGAGGCACGATGGGCCACTTCATCGTGGCCTACTGCCCTCCAGGGGACGAACTAAAGGTCCAGTTCCAAGATGCAGAATCGCACACCCAGGCCTGCAAAGTGCAGTACAAACACGCACCGGCCCCAGTAGGCAGAGAAAAATTCACCGTCAGGCCCCACTTCGGTATCGAAGTGCCATGCACAACGTACCAGCTGACTACCGCACCGACGGAGGAAGAGATCGACATGCATACCCCACCGGATATCCCAGACATAACGTTGCTGTCGCAGCAGTCAGGTAATGTAAAGATCACAGCAGGAGGAAAAACCATCAGATACAACTGCACGTGTGGTAGTGGCAACGTGGGCACCACCAGTAGCGACAAGACTATCAATTCGTGCAAAATAGCACAGTGCCACGCTGCGGTGACTAACCACGATAAGTGGCAGTACACCTCCTCGTTTGTCCCTAGAGCCGACCAGTTGTCTCGCAAAGGTAAAGTGCACGTACCTTTCCCTCTGACCAACTCCACATGCAGGGTGCCTGTTGCACGTGCACCAGGTGTCACATACGGAAAGAGAGAACTGACAGTGAAACTGCACCCAGATCATCCCACGCTGTTGACGTACCGGAGTCTAGGAGCAGATCCGCGCCCGTATGAGGAGTGGATAGACCGATACGTCGAACGGACCATACCGGTGACCGAAGATGGGATCGAGTACAGATGGGGAAACAACCCACCCGTGCGCTTGTGGGCCCAGCTGACAACTGAAGGCAAACCCCATGGGTGGCCGCACGAGATCATACTCTATTACTATGGGCTATACCCAGCAGCCACCATCGCCGCCGTCTCAGCCGCGGGTCTCGCAGTCGTACTATCGCTGCTGGCGTCATGTTACATGTTCGCCACTGCACGCCGCAAGTGCCTGACCCCATACGCCCTGACCCCCGGAGCTGTCGTCCCGGTAACACTAGGAGTACTATGCTGCGCACCACGAGCGCATGCCGCGTCATTTGCGGAATCTATGGCGTATCTATGGGATGAGAATCAAACCCTGTTTTGGCTGGAGCTTGCAACGCCGCTCGCTGCCATAATCATACTTGTATGCTGCCTGAAGAACCTGCTTTGCTGCTGCAAACCGCTTTCTTTTTTAGTGCTGGTGAGCCTGGGAACTCCCGTCGTAAAATCTTACGAACACACCGCAACGATCCCGAATGTGGTGGGATTCCCGTATAAGGCTCACATTGAGAGGAACGGCTTCTCCCCGATGACCCTACAGCTTGAAGTACTTGGAACCAGCTTGGAACCCACGCTAAACTTAGAGTACATAACCTGTGAATACAAGACAGTCGTGCCATCACCTTATATCAAGTGCTGCGGGACATCAGAATGCAGATCCATGGAGCGCCCCGACTATCAATGCCAGGTCTACACAGGAGTGTACCCATTTATGTGGGGCGGCGCATACTGCTTCTGCGACACTGAGAACACCCAGCTGAGTGAAGCATACGTTGATAGATCGGACGTATGCAAGCACGACCATGCCGCCGCCTACAAGGCGCATACTGCGGCAATGAAAGCCACCATCCGAATAAGCTACGGGAACCTCAATCAGACAACAACGGCGTTCGTCAACGGGGAGCACACAGTGACCGTCGGAGGCAGCAGGTTTACTTTTGGTCCAATCTCCACTGCCTGGACGCCTTTCGACAACAAGATCGTCGTCTACAAGAACGACGTCTACAACCAGGACTTCCCACCCTACGGGTCAGGACAACCAGGGAGGTTTGGAGACATCCAGAGCAGGACGGTAGAGAGCAAGGACCTGTATGCCAACACCGCCCTCAAGTTGTCAAGACCTTCGTCCGGTACTGTTCACGTGCCTTACACACAGACCCCTTCTGGCTTTAAGTACTGGATAAAAGAGAGAGGCACGTCGCTGAATGACAAGGCTCCCTTTGGATGCGTAATCAAGACCAACCCAGTCAGAGCAGAAAATTGCGCCGTTGGCAACATCCCAGTCTCCATGGACATCCCGGACACCGCGTTTACGCGCGTGATTGATGCACCTGCCGTCACAAACCTGGAGTGCCAAGTGGCGGTCTGCACGCACTCATCGGACTTCGGCGGGATCGCGACTCTGACTTTCAAAACTGACAAACCCGGAAAATGTGCTGTCCATTCTCATTCGAACGTAGCCACCATACAGGAGGCAGCTGTGGACATCAAAACAGATGGCAAGATAACCCTGCATTTCTCTACAGCATCAGCATCCCCGGCATTCAAGGTATCTGTGTGCAGTGCCAAAACGACATGCATGGCAGCGTGTGAGCCGCCGAAGGACCACATCGTCCCTTATGGGGCGAGCCATAACAACCAAGTTTTTCCTGACATGTCTGGCACGGCAATGACATGGGTGCAGCGGGTAGCCGGCGGACTCGGCGGGCTAACACTCGCCGCAGTGGCAGTACTTATACTGGTGACGTGTGTGACTATGCGCCGCTAACCGGGAGGCTTGACATAATGTATATATATAAGCATCATAGTTTTAATAAAGCCCCTGAATAGTAACAAAACATAAAAACCAAAAACAGTAGTTCAAAGGGCTATACAACCCCTGAATAGTAACAAAATACAGAAAAACCATAAAAATTATAAAATTAACTAATCAGATCATCTAAATTTGACTAATTGGAAATAGCCGAACTCTACGGAGATGTAGGCGTCCGAACTCCACGGAGACGTAGGACAAAATTCTGCCGAACCCCAGACCATCGGGGACGTAGGCGTCTAATTTGTTTTTTTAATATTTTAC